AACTCTAGAAGAATTAGTTGATGAAATTAAAAATTCACAATAATATTAGGAGGTTACATGAAGTATTCTTTCGCAGAATTGGGGAATAACATCCTCACAAGGCGTTTTGGCGGTACTCGTGCAGGAGTAGCCGATCCCTACTTAACTGGGTATCACTTTATATGGTTTGATTATTTACCACCCAAGCTTACGGATTATACAAAAACTTTTAACTCTGGACTTTCAAGTACATCAGAAATTCAGAACGTTTTAGCGGCTTCTTGTTTAAGTGTAACTCCTCCGGGCGGAACTTTAAACAAGGTTGAATTTACTGGATTGGGAGGAGTAAAATTCGCAGTTCCTGGCAATATAGATTACGGTAACTCAGTATCTATCAAATTCGTAGAATTCAACAAGACTCCACTTCTTGACATTTTCTCAGGATGGTTTAAGTTAATTCGGGATTACAGAACTGGTGTTACAGATTTAATCGACGGAAATGATGGATTAGGTTACACTAAATCACAATACTCAGCATTAATGTATTACTGGACAACTGCACCAGATGCACAGACTGTCGAATTCTTTGCATGCTATGATGGTATGTTTCCAACTAAGGATCCTGCTGATTTATATGGTAGCGATGTTGAGACAGTTGGGAGATTGGATGTGGAAATTGAATTCAACGTTGATTATGCTTGGAGAGAGCCATGGGTTCTTCAGAGATGTCAGAGTTGGGCGGAAATGTTTGCATCAGTAAAACCAACTGTACAGAGTTACAATCAATAAGATATAACAAGAATAACTAAAAAATAGAAAGCGAAAAGAAAGGAGTTTAAAAAATGCCATTCACAGGTTTCAACTTAAAGTATCCGGAATACGAGGTAATCACTCCACAAACACATTTATCATTTACAACAAGGACTTTAAATGTTCAGGACGAGGAGAGATTAAAAGGGTCTTTAATGACTCCAACAAAGGTAACAGAGCACTTAAACAAATGTATTTACGAGACATTGGTTAAGAAACCAGATACTATTACAGAATTCAAAGACTTTTTAAAATTAGTTACTTTAAAGGATCGAGATACATTATTATATGGTTTATATCATATAACATATGAGGATATCAGAAATTACGATATTAAATGCAAGAATTGTAAAAAGGATTTTTCTGTAACTGTTGCTGCATCTGACACATTTAATTTCAATCCTTATCCAGGTGAAGACATATTAACAAAAAGGGTTAAGGTAGAACTTCCGAAATCAAAGGGAGTAGTTGCATACATTAAACAGCCTACATTGGAAGATGAAATGAATGCAATTAAAAATATGTCATCAAGACCTGGTTCTACAATGGACATAATTACTGAAACATTAATTATTGAAAGATTTGAACAGGACATTGAGGCGGCTACTGAACCTTTAGTTATTAATGCAAGATTGGATATAATTGATGCATACAGAACTTTACCTGCTAAGGACAAAAGAGAAATTTATGAAAAATTTAATGAGGAATTTGGAAAATATGAAACTTCATTAAAGATGCAGGTATTTTGTCAGCATTGTGGAACAGAAGATATTGTAAATATTGATTTAGTGGAAAACTTTTTTCGCATGGTGTACTCTTCATAACGAAATCTCGTTGTACAGGAAAAATTTAACTGAGAATATCTTTTCACTTATGGAGCTTATGAAGGTTCCATATCATGATATTATTTTTATGCCTGTTAAGCGCTTTTATGATTTAATTAAATGGAAAGCAGATTTAGAAGAAGAAAGACAAAAAATTATGAAGGAACAGGAATCTAAATTCAGATCTTCTCAAAAACAAAAAAGGTAAATCATGGCAAATATATTAGATAAATTCAAAACTACTTCTATAGGTTCATCCGGAAGAGTTTTGGATTTTTCTTCTAAGCTTTCTCCAAGTGGAGATTTTAATAAATTATTTGATATGGATGCAATTTTAACATCTTGGAGTAATATATTAATGACACCTAGAGGATCAATGGATCATGATCCGGAATTTGGAAGTGATTTATATTTGTATATTTTTGAACCAGCGGATTCTGTAACTCAAGAGAGTATTAAGAATGAAATTTATAGAGCAATTACTACATACGATGATAGAGCAAATATCGATGAAATAAATGTAGCTTTTTTTAAAAATAAGAAAGGTTTTAATGTTTCAATAGTTGCTAGTTATGAAGGGGATAACAGTGAGATGAATTTAACAATGGATGAAAATACATACATGAGTTTCGCTTAAATTTAGAACAAATTAAAAATATACCATCGGAGACTTATCAAATTATGGATGGAACTATTAGGTATTGTGTAGTTAAAAAATATAGTGGAATACTAATAAGGAAACATAAGAATAATACACACTTATTCTTTATTCCAGTTGATCCTAAAAAATATATGTATCTAGCTTTGATTGGTCAATTAACTGAAGAAGAAGATACATATGCAGCTCAATTATTAGTTAAACTTCCAGAGGAAATTATTGATCAAACTATTGAAGGAGAGTATGAGTATTTTGGAGAAAGATTTGTTGAAGTTGAATCTTTAAAATGTAAATCAACTAATCCATCTCCTGGTAAATATATCATTACTCTTCAGAAAAAAGGATTCAATATTAAATCTAATTTAGAAATAAATTATGATGTTGAATATAGTACAGTAGCGAGAAGAATTTATTTAGTTAAAGGTGATTTAAATTTAGTAACTGGAGAAGTTACAAATCAAGATATGAAAATGGTCGCAGCAAAACAAGCGGCTTTTATGGGAAACAAACAAAGATTTGATGAAATGAAAAGAATTAAACCTAATAGGAGGATAAAATACTACCATGAATAAAGATAGTAAATTAATTGAACTTTCTTGTAAAGAAGTTTTGATGGGTATAGTGAAAGAAAGTAAGAGTTTAGACAAGAAACTTTCTTTCTTTCAGAAGACATTATTGTTTGATAAAATTAAAGAAATGAAATATGAGAAAGTCATTGGTCTTCTCTTTAATGAAGGTGTAGAAGTTACCTCAGAGCAAAAGAGAGAATTTGAATCTAAAACTAAAAGAGCTGCAAAATATGGTACGGCAACTGTTGCTGGAGCATATGGTGCAAAAAAAGTTAGTGATATAATTACAAATAAAAAACTAAATGCTCTGAAAGGTCTTAAAGATAAATTAAACACAACAATAAATTTTTCTCAAAACGCTAATGAAATTGCAAAGGCTAAACAAAAATTGGCTCAAGTAGATGGACAGATTAAAGAATTAGGAAAACAAACTTTAAAGAGAAGTGGAAAATTTGCAAAGTTTATTCCAAAATATGCCAAAGGTGCTTCTGGTAAAGGTGTTAAGGGCGCTATTGCTGCAGTTGCTGGATTGTTTCTATATAGAAAACTTTCTGATCCATGTGTTAGAAAAAATTTAGGAAACAAACAAGCTCAGATGGCATGTAAGATGGAAGCAATTAAGAAAGTAGTTTCTCAGATTAAAACCGATATGGGTAAATGCTCAGGTGCTGCAGATCCTATTAAATGCAAACAGAAACTTTCTAAAGAATTAATTAAATGGCAGACAAAATATCAGCAATATTTAGTTCAGATGAATCAATCTAAAAAGAATAAATAGGAATAGTAAATTGAGAAGATTACTTTTAGACATTGTAATTAATAGTGATACAATCAAAAAATCTATTTCAAATTTTGATAGAAAACAATTAATTGAAGCTATCAAAATTCTTCCAAATAATCAATTAATTAGATTATGTTCAATTTTAGAAAAGAAAAAATTTGATTTTGATAAACTAGGAAGAAAAATTGAAAGAGGTTTATTGGTTGCCGCTGTCATGCCTGTTCCGGCTACTACGGAATTATATGTTGTTTACAAATTAATTACAAAATTAAATTATCAATGTTTATACAAATGTAACGTTATCAAAAATGATTTAGATAAAAGATTATGTTATAAGAAATGTGAAGTAATATCTTTAGAAAAGGCTATTACTGCAGTTAAAAAAGAATTAGGTGATTGTTGGTATGAAAAGAATCCTGAAAAATGCAGACAAACAATAGTTTCCTATTTACAAGATTTACATGAAAGATTAGGAAAAGCTAAAATAAAATTAAGTGATTATCAACATAAAGTTGAAATGTCAAAAAGAGATAAAAAATTAAAAATTGCAAAAATGAAACAACGGGAGTTAGCTAAAAAGAATGCAAAACTATAATAGAATAAATGATTATTTTGTTGACTATTGGAAAACATTATACGATTTTTATTCTAAACATGGTCAAGCATATTTAGTTACTTATTATAATTTAGATCCGGAGGAAAC